GAGTAGCAGCCTCTGCCTTTGCTTCTTGTGGCGCTGTTGCTAAATCTTCCACAGGAGCCTCGCTTTCTTTTGTTTGGTTTGTGTCCTCTGCTTCGCTTTCGCTAGCAGCAACTTTAGTTACCTTCGCATTTTCTCCGAAGGCTGGAGATTCGACTAGGCTGACTTCACGTAAGGTAGCACTAGTAACATATAGATAATCTTTTTTCTGAATTGATTTGTTTACATCTACACCAACAGATAAACCATCTACTAATTGCTCGCTTGCAAGAATTAAAGCATCTTGGCCTTGCATTGATGCACTGATTTTAAAAGATGCGTAAATGCCATCTTCTGCTTGTTGAAACTTTTGCATACGTCCAATTGGTTTTTCTGGACGGTGTTGCATAAGCATTTTAACCTTGCCAGGATCTCCAATTTCAATAGAGTTTTTTGCAAAAACTACTGGGCCAACGCTGGTATGGCCTACACTTTCGAACGGAACAATTTTTCCAGCAATTACTCTACGCTCGCCGTCGGCAGCTTCTACCTGGCTACTGAATGTAAGTATCATCTTCTACTTCCCTGCCTTCTGGTGTCATATTTTCCATTTCTTTCGCATCGTCTACATCGATTAAACCTAGTTGCAACATTTTCTCTATTGCTTCTAGTCGCTTCATTGTGTCGGCACGTAAGAATGATTCTTCTATTGCAAACTTAACTACGTGGCCACGAGCTGTAATATCATCCATAGATAGACGATCCTCAATGGCGCAAATAAATGGTTGGAGAGAATATGCTACAAACTCTTTGCGGCCATCAATAATGTTTTGATAGGTCATAGAGTTATTCATATCTGCTGATATGTAATACGCAGGTACATTCATAGCTCTAGCAATTTGTGTTGCCAAGTATTGTTGCGCTTCGTTGTACATCATATCTTTAGGGCTAAATCCTGTTGTTTCATAAGACAATGTAGATGTTAAATATGCTGTTGATCTGTTTTGGCGGCTTTGTTTCCATTGTGCTAATAGTCCAGATACTTGTGCTTCTGGTAAATCTGCTCCAGTGTTTTTAATGTAGCCAGATGGCATCGGAGTTTGTGCAGATACAGCTGCTGCCTTCTCAATATCTAATGCACTTTGGATTGTACGTGCAGCAGTTGTTAATACACCTTGTGTTAAGCCCTGGAATGTGATAAGTGAGTTAATGCCAGACATTGGTGCTCTTACACCATCAACGAAGTATTCTTCTACTTCTGTACCAAACTTATTTGTTGTAAATGTAACTCGATTATTAGCGATCCACTCAAATCGTGATGGTCTTAAATCATCTGCATACAATTCTGTAACACGCCAATATGCAACGCCATAAAATAAAAGACTATCGACAGTCCAGCTTAGCGTGACGGATCTTGGCTGCCGATAGTCTGGTTGTTCTAACCACAGAGGGCTCCCCAGCTCCTCACCACTTGACTTTTTGTAAAGTTTCAGTGGCAGATAAGAAACTACACCAGCTATAAGATTTCTGCAACGAGATACGGCAGGTACTTGCATTGCATAATTACGATCTAATCCACCAGGAAAGTTGCCAACACCAGTTGTAAATGAACCATAGCCATAAGCTGTGTCCATAATGGCAGGGGCGTATTGCGCTTGAACGGATTCTTTATTTTTGGTAATTCCCAAAGCAGACAATAGACCCATAGAAGTACTTTATACCATAAATCGGACTTTTAGTGCAAGTTAGACATAGATTTGCGCAGTTTGTTGCGGCTTAGTTAATTGACTTACGACCATAGCCAGGGATATAGCAGCTGTTACATCACCAGCAGATTTACGCCTAATAATGCGCCATCCAGCATCGTTTGTCTTAGCCGCGCAGTTATTTAGGTGTTGCACTAGCTCTGCCTGGCCACTATGTACGACACGGCCATTGGCCAAACCATCTGCAAGATCTGAGCACGCCTGGTAGAACGCCTGGCCTGATACGTCAAGCATTCGCCAACCACTTTGTTCAAGTCTTGTGGCAATAGTTTGCGTAGCATATTTATCAAAGCAAATCAAGAACGGATGGTACTTACGTGCCCACTCGTTTATATCGCTAGCCATTTTAATTTCATCTATTGCAATATCGCTATGCCATAACTGTGCAAGTCCGACAGCAATTTTGCCATCCTTCATCTGACCCATAACCAATGCGCCCGATCTTCTTGTCGGTGCAATATCAAATGCCATAATTGTTTGTGCGCCTACTGGTATTTCTAATGTGCTATCACTGCAAGCCTCAATAGATCCATACACCCAAGGGCTGACTGTGCTATCGATCCATTGGCAAAGCATCTCGGTGCGTGTAGCTTCGATGCTGTTAGTGCTTACAGATTCTTCTAATGTTTGCTCTGTTATTAAATGGCCAAGTGCGGGGTTAGCCATTGCCCAAGCCTTCTTATCGTGAATCTTGCAATGCTGTGGTGCGCTGTATTCGTAAAAGCCTAGATTCTCTGGCGGATACGCAAGGCAGCGTTCTCTTAATTCATTAAGCACTGTACTAAAGCCATCACCAGCATTACTGGTCATTAAAGTCATTGCATTAGGTCTTGCACGTGTGGTAGGTAGCGCAGCTGTAAAGGCTTCTTCTGTCCATTCACGTAATTCGTCTATGTATAAGAAGTCTGCCGTTTTACCACGAGGTGCATCACGAGTAGCAGCTGCAATTTCATACCTTGCGCCATTAAGTAGTGTTATAGATTCTTGGCCATTAGCCAATCGGATCTGTCTTACCTGGTCTTTTAAGAATTGGTTATCTTCAATAGTAAATGCGACTTGCCTAAAGGTATCTAATGCCATATTACGGTTCGAGGACATACCCAAAATGTTTTTAGAACCCCATAAGAATAGATGGCTCAGGATAAGCATACGTGCTAAGTGTGTCTTGCCGTTTTGACGTGCAACTAACAATAAAGCTGTTTTCTTGCGCCAGTTATTATCATCATCTATAGATAACAAATCATCTAGCACCCAGCGTTGCCAGGGAATCAAAGGTAGGTTTATTTTCTCAGCTAGATCCGCAACCTCTTGCGCCCTGGACTTACCTTTAAGTAAGGGCGTGTGGATTCGAGGCTCGGTACTCCCGATTAGCCCGACCCCTCGTTGGGTCTGGTTTATTTCCGCATCATTTCGCATCGAAGTCAAGCGTATCAGGTTTATTAAAAGGTGAATCTGGCACCGTTCGGACTGTCTCAGGGAGAGACGGTTTCAGAAAGACAGGGAAGTAGAAGATGATACTTACATTCAGTAGCCAGGTAGAAGCCTCTGATTCAGAGCGCAGAATTATCTCTGGCAAGATCGTGCCATTCGAAGAAGCAGGCAATACTTCCGTTGGTAAAGTTGTATTTGCTAAAGGCTCTATCGAAATTGGAGATCCTGGCAAGGTTAAGATGCTTATGCAACACCGCCCAGAAAAGCCAATCGGCCGTATGCAAAAGTTTCAACAAGCAGAGGATGGCATTTACGCATCATTCAAGATCAGCGCATCAATGCAAGGCCAAGATGCTTTAATCCTGGCATCTGAGGCATTAGTTGATGGTTTATCTGTTGGCGTAGACGTAAACAAGTCAATTCAGAAAAAAGATTATTTATATGTAACTAGCGCAACCCTACGTGAGGTTAGCCTAGTCGAATCACCTGCATTCACAGCTGCGCAGGTTACTAAAGTTGCTGCTAGCGAAAGCGAACCAGAGACACAAACTCAAACTACAGAAAGCGAGGCTATTGTGGAAGAAACAGCATCAACACCACAAAGCACAGAGGTCGAGGCTGCTACTCCTACAGTAGAAGCCGCACGCCCAGTTATTACGGCACCATTTATTTCAACTTCTGTACGTACGCCAATTAACTCAATGGCTGCATACACAGAACACAAAATCAAAGCTGCATTAGGATCAGACGAGTCAAAACTCTTTGTTGCAGCAGCTGACGATTCATTCTCAACAAACCCAGCATTTAATCCAACACAATACCTAACCGAGTTTGTAACAAACACTCGTTTCGGTACTCCAACAATCGATGCCTGTTCACAAGGTGTATTGCCTTCAACTGGTATGACGATTTCTGTACCATCACTTGTTACCAGCGCAGGCGGTGGCACAGGTGTAGCACCAGTAGTAACTGTTGAGGCCGAAGCAGGCGCAGTTGCTAACACTGGAATGGAATCTGTCTATCTAACAGGAACAGTCCAGAAGTACAGTGGTATGAACACACTATCTGTAGAGCTTCTAGAAAGAGCAGGATATCCTGGCTTCTATGCAGAACTTACACAGCAATTACAAAATGCTTATTTGAACGCTATCGATACAGCTGCATTAACAGCATTAGTATCAGCCGCTTCAGCAGCAACAAACGAATCTGCTGATAGTGATGGAATTATCGATTACACATCACAAGCATCTTCATTGATTTACTCACAAACAGGTTACTTTGCACAAAATTACATTGCTAACCCAGCACAGTATCAAGCATTACTTTCTGCTAAAGATACTACTGGCCGACCAATCTACAGTGCCAACCAACCGATGAACGCAGCAGGACAAGTTGCACCAACATCAATCCGTGGATCTGTATTAGGACTTGATCTATACGTAGACAAGAACTTCACACAAACTGCATTTGATGATGCATCTGCAATTATCCTTGCACCAGAAGCATTCACCGTGTACCGCTCACCACAGGCATTTATGTCTGTAAACGTAGTTTCAAACCTACAAGTACAGGTAGCTATCTATGGCTTTATGGCAACAATCGCCAAAATGCCTGGCGGTATCTACAAGTATATGAAGGCCTAATAACACAAATCAGTAATCCCTGGGGTTTAGTAGCCCTATCCCCAGGGAGCTATTAGCAAAGGAGTAGAGATGGCAGCCACATATGTAACAAAAGCCGAGTTACGGGCTAATCTTGGTATTGGCTCTCTTTACTCCGATGCAACAGTAGAAGAAGTTTGCCAAGCATCAGAAGATATAATTAAACAATATTTATGGTTTAACGAAGCACCAATCGTTGCCGCAGGATTACAAAACAATGTAGCCACTTTAGTATTAGCAAACCCAGGCATATTTGTTAAGGGTCAATCTGTAGCCATTGAAGGATGCGGCAGCACTTATGGCGGCAACCACGTTATTACTGGCACTATCCCTGGAATTAACGTACCAGTTAGTATTAGCACAGCGTTTTGGTCTTATTTTAGCAATTACCAATGGCCTAACGGATATTCATTTATTCAGTTTTCAAAAGTACACGCAGACGATCCATTCCATCGCATTATTCCAAGTGGTAAAGCATCTGGACAAGACACCAAAGAAGTCGATTATGCGCAAACCCCCGCTATCAGAGAGGCCGCTATGATCGTGGCTGTAGACATCTGGCAAGCACGTCAAGTCAGCCAGACTGGTGGGGTCGGTATGGATGGGATCTCTGCAAGTCCTTACAGGATGGGCTTCCAACTCGTAAATCGTGTACGAGGTCTCATTCAACCGTATGCAGCACCAGCATCATTGGTAGGCTAATGGCCGCAATAACCACCCTAAGAGGCACGCTTGCAACCGCTTTAGCAAACGCTGGAGTTTGGTCTACCTTTAGTTATCCGCCTGCGACCTTGCTTGCAAACAGCGTGGTAGTCACACCATCTGATCCTTACATTGTGCCAAGCAATAACAGCCAGACAAGCATTGCGCCATTGGCCAATTTTAAGATTTTAGTAACTACACCTGCCTTTGATAATCAAGGCAATTTACAAGGCATTGAAACTTTTCTAGTAGCAGTAGTAAATAAACTAGCGGCATCCACCCTGGTTTATAACATATCAAGTGTCTCCGCTCCAGCTATTACAAACGCGGCTAGTGGAGATTTATTAACATCAGAAATAACCGTATCAATCCTAACGAGCTGGAGTTAAAATGAGCACACACGAAGAAGACTTAGCCTTCTTAAAGAAGACAGGCCAAATT